CAGCGAGTTGGCGACGCGGGCGCGCTTCACCGCCAGCGGCCAGCTGTTGCGCCATGTGTCCACGGACATCGTCCATGCCAACCATGGCAGCAGGTTCTCGGGGCAGGTGGCGGGGTTCCAGAGGAGCCCGACGACTGTGTCGATGTCGAAGCTGCGCGCGGTGACTGCCTCGGCGGTTCGTTCCAGCGCGGTGGCGTTTGGCGGCAGGAGGCTGGTGCCCACGTCAACACCGACACTGCCGTCCCACGTCAGTGTCGCCCCGATTGGCGGCGCCTCGCCCAAGTGGATCTGCTTGCGCTCGTCCAGCACATAGTCGGTGACGGTACGCGCGCCGCTGCGCGTGGGGATGTACGGCGTTGGGCCGCTGGCGGGTTCCAGCTGCGGCTGGGATATGCGCAACGTCACGTCAACGCTGCTATCCGGGTCGACTGCCATTCCTATGTAGCACTTGATGCCGGCCACGTCCTCGTGGCTCAGCTTTCGGGTGACAGAAAGGCGCTGCAGTGTGGTGGGGTTTGGTCTGTTGCTGGTGCTGCTGACCAAGTACTGGCCGTTCCGGTCGCACTCCGCCAATACCAGTTGGCGCAGCGGCTCACGAAAGCCTGCCACCGGGTCACCGGCGACGATCTGCAGACCAACGCTTACCGTCCAGATGCTGCCCCGTGCAGCCGGAGTAGGTGTGGTCTGGAAGATCACATCAAAGAATCGAACGTAGGATGCGACGCTCTTGCCTGCCAGGCGTAGATCAAAGTAGGGGGTGCCGTCCTCCAGCGTCCCGACAGCAACGATTTCGCGCGTCCAACCGCCGAACGGGCCGGGTGGGAAGGACCAGCCAGGCGGAAAGGCGCCGGTGGTGCCAATTCTGCCGACCTTGGCCGCCAGAACGTCGGAGTCGGCCAGCAGGTTGTGGCGGGGCTCGCGCGACAGCCGCTGCCGGCCACGCCAGTCGCGGCGATAGATCGACGTGACCTCTGTGGCAAGGCGAGTGGGTTTGCCCAGGAACGTCGGTGCGAACACAGTGCGCGCGCCATCGCCGATCCCGACTGGCTCATCGGTCAGCCGCTTGGTGATGCGCTTACTCATGGTTGCCCACGTGCACGATGTCGAAGGCGGTGCAGTGCGCAGCCTGGTGATTGGCGATGAACAGTTCATCCACCGGTTCGATCAGATTCACCCGCTGGACGCCCTCAACATGCAGCGAGGCATAGAGGCCCGAGCGCGGTACATCACGGCCCAGCCGGTGCGACTCATCCACGTAGGCGCGCAGGCGGCGGTTCGCTTCTTCCAGCACCACAGCTGCATCCGGGCCGGCGTAGGTAACGATCTCCGCCTTCACGGTGTAGCGCATGATCTCGGCGGCCCGGACAGTGACCAGGTCCGTCAGCGGGCGCACGTTGCCATCCATCAGAGCAGCGGCTACGCGCTCGACCAGGCCGGGCGAGGGAATGCCATCGCCACTGCGCGAGAGCAGCGTCACCAGCACCTCGCCGGGGGTGGGGCTCATTGCGCTGACATCAAGCACGTCGGGATCTGCCGACAACGCATGGAAGAGGTAGGCGCCCTCCGGGCCAGCGACGCTGTAGCCCTCCGGGGCCAGCTGGATGCGGCGCCGCAGTTCGACGTCGCTCTCCATCATGGCCGGGGTGTTGGTCTTGGGATCGGCTGGCGTGATCTGCTGGCGCACCACGCCGAAGAACGCGCCGAGGTTGTCCAGATCACCGCCGCCGGCATAGGCCAACATGTTGCCTTTGCCCCGCACAGTGAACGATTCCCGCAGGTGGACTTCGCGGTACGCGCAGACCTGCAGCAGCACGCTCATCGGGTCCGATTCCAGTAGCGTGGCGTACTCAGGCGCCAGCAGATGCAGGGTTGCTTTCAGATCGGCGTAGGACTGCTCAAAGCTGACCTGTTCGGTCAGATCGGGGACGGGCAGCTTGGACAGTTCGACGGCAGTAAAGGTGGACATGACGACACCGGGCGCAGGGGCGTATCAAGGGTGTCATCGCCCCATGCCCGTAACCATTCCCGGCGTGTGTAACCGCTACGCCTACGGCTTTCCGGCGGTGAGGTGGTCCATGATCGCGTCGCGTACCAGGGCGAGGATGCTGTCGGAGAAGCCCAGCAGGCGGCGCTGCTCGTAGCGCACGCGCGGACCGCCGCGGATGACGCTATCGGTTCGGCCTTCTTGGTGAACGGTTGCGATGCGGGAGACGCGGCCGACGAAGCCTACCGACACCTGCTGCGCATCAGCGCGTACGCGCAGATGCTTGGCCTGGCGCAGCTTGGCGAACATGGCGGCGCGTTTCATTCGACCCGCCTTCTGCCGGGCCGGTGAGGGCTTGCGACGGGGTGCGTAGGCGCTGCCGTCAGGATTGCGCTGTGCGGCGATACGGCGCTGCTCGGCGCGTCGCAGCTGCGTACCCACACGGCGGGCAAGGCGGACGCGCTCAGCAGGCTGCAGGCGCGCCAGCAGCGGTTCTACCCACTGCTCCAAGGCGCGCAGATCCTCAGACAAGAGGAATGCCAGGCAGGGAGGCGATCAGCGCGCCCTCAGCGTCGACCACCTGGCCGCCGGCCAGCGACGCGGCGTGATAGTCCTCGGTGGCAGGCTCGCCCACGTGGGTGAGCAGGAACGAGCCATCGGGCTGCGTCGTCACCACAACGCGCTCGGTCAGCGGCAGCTTGAGCGCGACGTCGACCAGGTTGTCGGCGAGCACGTCGACATCGAAACCGATATCGTCGCGCCGGGCCGGATTGGCGAGCAGCTCCGGCTGGTGCCGGGTGAGCCACTGCAGCACCGGCAGCATCAGCGAATCGGGGCTCCCGGCATAGTCGGTGAGGATCAGGGCCAGCGTGTATTGGTACTGGAACGATAGGCCGGGCTGGTAGCTGCTTTGCAGCTTTCCATCCTCCACGAACACCAGCAGGCGCTCGGCGCTCTCCCGCAGGCCGGGGACGGCCGCCAGCAGGTGCGTGCGCAGTGAGTCGGGCTTAATCACGGCCGGGCACCTGCCGCTGGCGCACCGCGTCCTGCAGGCCGATCAATTGCTCGCGGATGGCGTGGCAGGTGGTGTAGTTGTCGGTGACGGTGCTGGCGACGGTAGAGAGCGCAATGCCGGCGGCGGGCGCATCAGGATCTCCGGCAGGTCCGGCCAGGGGGCGGTTCTCGGCGGCTGCGTCGTGCACGCGGACAAAGCCAGCAGGCACAGGGCAAGCGCGATCAGCTTCGGGCGTGACATAGACGGGAACCTCTTTGACGATGGTGGCGCCGGCTTCGCGCACGTACTGCACGCGGTCGACGTAGCGCGTGACGACTTTGGCGTCGCCACTGAGCGCATCGCGCTCCTGTTTGGCCGCATCACGCTCGGCCTCGGCGTTGTCGCGCTGACGGGTAATGCCATCAATGCGTCGCTGCTGCACCAGCGCGACCGCAACGCCCAGCAGAAGCACGATCACCAGCAACGCGGCCAGGATCGCCGCCAGGCGTCGGGAGATCACGCAGCCCCCAGGACTTGCAAGGCGCGATTGGTGCGGTTGATCCGGTCAGCCATGCCTTCGGGCGTACCCTTCGACGTGACCGAGCCGAGATTGACCCGGCGGCTGACTGCCAGCACGTCGCCGCCATCGGCGGTTGCGTTCAGGCCGGCGTCCTTCCAGTAGGCGGCAGCGGCGGCGGCGCCGACCTCCACGTCCAGCAGCAGCTGCGGCTGCTGTTCCAGCGGTTGGCCGATCAGCTGGCCGATGTGCCGGTAGTTGCCGCGCCCGGTGATCTGGACGGGGCAGCGGCCACGGTAGAGGTAACCATCGCCGCTGGCCTCGTTGCCGTTGCCGTTCCGGCTGGCGTACACGCGGTTGCCCAGCTTTTCCGGCTGGTGGACGAACGCATCGAGCTCGGTGGGGGCAATGCGCTTGCCGAACACCTCTGGCAGGCGCTTGCGGCTGTAGCTGAGGTTCTCTTCGACCCGCGACAGGCTCAGGCTTTCGTGGCCGAGCTGCGCGAGGAAGTGCGCGGCGCGGCGCTTGGTGGTGATGCTGAAACGCACCATGGCCGCGTTCAGCGCGGGCGCCCAACGCTGCGCACGCGGCAGCGGGCATTGCATGATCTGACTCAGTTGCTCGGCGGTGACCACTACTCGA